AATCCAGAAACTGTTGACGTATCATTCATCTTAGGTAGTGCTGGAAATCAAACAGTTGCTGTTCACATTATCAATAATATCGCTGAAGTGCGTAAAGACTGTATCGCAGTTCTTTCACCACGTAGAGCTGACGTTGTAAACAACTCTGGTTATGCTGGAGCTGAAATCGACGATATGATTGATTATCGTAATTTATTACCTTCTTCTTCTTATGCTGTTCTCGACGGTAATTACAAGTATATCTACGACAAATATAACGATCTATATCGTTATGTTCCGATGAATGGCGATACCGCTGGTTTAATGGTTCGCACAGATTCAGAACGTGATCCGTGGTTTTCACCAGCTGGGTTTAATCGTGGTCAAGTAAAGAATATCATCAAGTTGGCATTCAATGCAACTAAAGGTGAACGTGACCAAATGTATAAGAGCGGTATCAATCCTGTTGTAACATTCCCAGGACAAGGCACTATCTTATATGGCGATAAAACTCTATTGGCTAAACCATCAGCGTTTGATCGTATCAATGTTCGTAGATTGTTTATCGTTCTCGAAAAAGCAATCGCAACTGCCGCTAAGTTTACTCTGTTCGAATTCAATGATGAGTTTACCCGTGCACAATTTAGAAATCTTGTTGAACCATTCCTACGTGACGTTCAAGGACGTCGTGGAATATACGACTTCCGTGTTGTCTGTGATGAGACAAACAATACACCAGAGGTTATTGACCGTAATGAATTTAGGGGCGATATCTATATCAAACCTGCACGTTCAATCAACTTCATACAGTTGAACTTTGTAGCTGTAAGAACTGGTGTTGAGTTCAGCGAAGTTGTTGGACAGTTCTAACGAGCGAATAACAGACTAAAAGGAGAAACATATGGCATTTAACGTCTCTGAGTTCGCTGCTGCTGGTTTACCACTAGGTGGTGCTCGTGCTTCGCTGTTCAGCGTAATCATCGATACACCCTCTGGTGTTCCCAACGTCGGAGCCAGAATCAGTTTTACATGTAAGGCTGCACAACTTCCAGAAAGCACTCTGGGAGTTGTTGAAGTTCCTTACTTTGGTCGTAAGATCAAACTAGCAGGCAACAGAACTTTTGCAAACTGGACACCTACGATTTTGAATGATGAAGATTTTCAAGTTCGTCACGCTATGGAAACATGGAGTAACGCAATCAATCGTCATCAGGCAAATCTACGTGAAACACAACTATCCACTTCACAGTCATACAGAACAACTGCTACTGTCACTCAATACGACAAAGTTGGTGTTCCTGTAAGAACTTATGAATTTGTTAATATTTTCCCTGTAACTGTTTCATCTATCGATGTAAACTGGGAAACCACTGACCAAATCGAAGAGTTTACTGTCGAATTCGCTTATGATTACTGGAGAGTCGCTGCGCCTTCTACGACTGGCGTATTGAATATCTAGATTTAAATAGATTTACGGTGATGCTAGGTCCGCTAAATAGTATAATCTAGCGGATCTAGTTTTTTGAGGATAACGAAATGGCATTTGAATTATTTGGTTTTCGTGTAGGCAAAATTGAGGACGAAATAAAGAAGGATCAACAGATACCTTCTTTCGCTCCGAAACCCAACGAAGATGGAGCAATTGAGTTTGCTCCTGGTGGATCGTATGGGACATATGTTGACTTGGATTCATCAATAAAAAACGAAGCGGATCTTATCACTCGCTATCGTTCCATGTCTGGACAAGCTGAAATTGAACGTGCAATCGATGACGTTATTAATGAAGCTATTGTTACTGATGAAATTAATTTACCAGTCAAACTTAATTTAGATAAATTAAAACAACCAGAACGTGTCAAGAAAAGAATATTCGAAGAATTCGATAAGATTCTCGATATGCTTGATTTTGGCAATATGGCTTATGATATTTTCCGTCGTTGGTATATTGACGGTAGAGTATATTACCATATGATGATTGACGAAAAGCGTCCACGTGATGGTATCAAAGAATTACGATATGTAGATCCAAGACGTATTAGAAAAATGCGTGTTGCTATGACTAAGCGCCCAGCATTAAATGGCGCTCAGCCAACTGCTCCCGTGTTTCAAGAATACTATATCTACAATCAAAACGGCATTACAAATACTGGCACCACTACACAAGGCGTTAAGATATCTGCCGATAGTATTTGTTATGTTCACTCTGGTATATTAGATGAACGTAATAAGATGGTGTTGTCATATTTACATAAGGCAATTAAACCATTGAATCAGTTGCGTATGTTAGAAGATGCTACGGTAATTTATCGTATCGCTCGCGCACCTGAGCGGAGAATATTTTACATTGACGTTGGTAATTTACCAAAACTAAAAGCTGAACAGTATCTACGTGACATGATGATTAAACATAAAAATCGTTTAGTCTATGATGCTACAACAGGCGAAGTTCGCGATGATCGTAAATTCATGACGATGTTAGAGGATTATTGGTTGCCACGTAGAGAAGGTGGTCGTGGAACAGAAATCACTACATTGCCTGGCGGTCAAAATCTTGGTGAGTTACAAGACGTTGAATACTTTCAGAAAAAACTTTATCAGTCATTGAATGTTCCTTCTTCAAGAACGCAAGCTGATAATACGTTTAACATGGGTAGATCGTCTGAAATTAGTCGCGATGAAATTAAATTCGCTAAATTCATTACTCGAATTCGTGCAAGATTTTCGCATCTATTCGACCATATCTTAGAAACTCAGTTAGTTCTTACTGGAGTTATGTCTAAAGCTGAATGGAAAAATATTAAGAATAGTATTGTTTATGATTTCCTTGAAGACAACTATTACTCAGAAATTAAAGAACAAGAAATGGTCACACAGCGATTAAACATACTTCAGGTTGCCGACGTTTACGTTGGTAAGTATTACTCTAAAGAATGGATTCGTAAGAATGTTCTAAGACAGTCTGAAGAAGAGATGAAAGAGATTGATAAGCAAAATGAAGTGGATGAATTAAACAATCCTCCAGTTGAGGAAATGCCAATTCAACCAGCAGCTGGTGGTTCTACTCCACCACCTCAACCGCAACAACAAAATCAACCTCCTGGTGGACCTGCTCCTCAACCAAGAAAACTTCCATCATCAAAAACTGAAGGACTTGATTTTCAATGTGATTTAGATATAGAGCCGACGGAAGAAGAACTACAACTTGTGAAAAACATGTCGAAATTAATGGAAAAAGTGAATTTTGAAAGTGGAGATAATATACAGGATGTGTCATGAACAATGTAGAAACCGCAAAAATACTTGCTGCGGCTTTAGAGTTATCTAAACAGAATACAAAAGAGCAACTCCAGAAAATTCGCGAGGATATCACAACTCGCGAAGTATCTCTATTTGAAAAACTAGAAATAATTGAAGGACCAGTTGGACCACGTGGACTTAAGGGTGAACGTGGTTCTATTGGCGCTGTTGGATCACGTGGACCAAAAGGTGAACAAGGCGATATTGGTTTACAAGGTGAACAGGGCATACAAGGCGAACGTGGTGATAAAGGAGAAACAGGCGATGTCGGACCTCGTGGTGAACAAGGTAATCGCGGACCAATTGGACCGCAAGGTGTTCAGGGAATCAAAGGAGCTAATGGAAAAAACGGCTCAGATGGAATTGATGGCAAACAAGGATCGCGAGGACCGAAGGGTGATACGGGACCTCGAGGAGAAAAGGGTGAGACAGGCGCAGTTGGACCGCAAGGAGTCGCGGGAGCGCAAGGAGAAAGGGGAATACGTGGACAGGATGGTGTAAAAGGTGATAAGGGCGATAAGGGTGATAAGGGTGACGTAGGACCTAAAGGTGAACAGGGTGAAAGAGGCGCTGATGGTTTAGCAGCAGATATCACTCCGATTAAAAAAGAATTCGAGCAATACAGAGAACAACTTGATAGAAGAGTTTCTAGAATCGCTTACTCTGCAGCAATGGGTGGCGGTGGATGGTCATCTCCTGGATCTGGTGAAGTCAAACTTCATAAACTAGATGACGTTGATTACTTTACTGCTAAGACGCCAAGTCAAGGACAAGTTCTTACTTGGAATTCTTCTTTAAATAAGTGGCAAGCTGCTAATAGTGCAGGTGGCGGAGGTGGTTCTCCTGTTAGTATTACTAAAATGCAACTTGGTAACTTAGATGAAAACACTTATATCGTAACAGATATAACTGGTAGCATTTTATCTGGCGGAGCTTCCGCTAATGTTGCGAACTTAACAATCAATGGTGTGCTTACTAAACCACTACAAACTAAAGCGGCAAACGATACTGGAACTGCTGGGCAAATTTGCTGGGATGGTAATTACATTTACGTATGCACCGCAGCTAATACTTGGAAACGTTCGCAGTTGATTGGCGGTTATTAATGACAACAATCGCTAACACATATTCGAATACCACGTTCAGGCAACTACGCCAACGTGTTAATGAAATTGTAGTTCAAACTAATATAATAGCCAATAACAGTGGCTCGTTGACAGTCAGTGAAATTGATACATATAATGCTCTTACTAATATAGTTTCTGGCGTAAAGACATTAAGATTCGATAAAGACACTGGATTTCAAGTTACCAGTCTCGGTAACAATAGCGTTAAGATTAGTCTTGGAAGTTCATTTAAAACGTGGAATGTTACTGGACAACCTTCATTAGTTGCACAGGGTGAAGATACTGTTAGGTTTGTTGGTAATAATGGTATATCAATAACAACAAGCAATACTGCTGGTAATAAGAAGATAACATTTAATGGGCATTTAGCAAATACAAATGCATACATTGCTAATAGATTAGCATATGTAACCACTACCGTTCAAAATATCGCAGTAGGCGATTCGTTATCCGTAACTCAATCTTTTGCCAATACAACATATCCTGCTGGTTATTTCACAATAACAAAGTTGGGCGCAGAATCATCTACGTTCACTAATACTTGGGGCACTGCAAGCACTAACAAAAATCAATACACAGATTATTCTGTTGGCACAGTAAATACTCAAAATATAATATTTACAATAAGTCTTACGAACGCTACATTTAATATACAAGCTGGTGATACTATTTCATTGGCTGGTGTTACTATATTAACAGGTGCATCATTATTGGCTTTAGGGATATCAGGAACTGGTGGAACATATACATTATCTTCTTCTAACTTTTCTTCAGCAATTCAGATTAGATCTTCTACAGCAGTAACGTATAGTCTTACTACAAATAGAAGTGTTAGAAGTGGTTCTGGCACTACACTTACTGGTAATGCGCCTGGTGTTTATAATGTTGGTTCTGTTTCTGCTTCTTGGCAATCTAATCCAGTTGCATTTTGGTCTACGACTCAATCATTTAATTGGCAACTTAACAGTATAACTGGATCCACTACAGGCGGAACAACTACATATGCTGGAGGTTCTTCGGGAACACTAACATCAGCTGGTGCTACGAGTGGAAGTAGCAGTTCGTTAAATAGCACGTTGAGTTATACACTAGCAACATCAAGTTATACTGGAACAGGAACTAATGGCGCAGGAACAGCAACTTCTACCAATAGGTCTGGGTCTTTAAGCGCAGCTTCAGTTTATTATCCATTGTTTTGGAAAACGACGCAGTCTAGTTCAAATCCTAGTTTAACTACAAGTGATTCACATAATAATTATGCTTTTGCTACAGGACAAACGGTAACAACTACTGCTAATGCTGGTGATTATACTTGGATTGCAACACCTACTTCTGCTTCTAGGACGTTTAAATATATATTTTTAGGGAGTGATGTTTCTTTGACTGCTACGACTACATACACAAGTCAAACGATTTCAGGCACTACATATAATGTGTATGGCTTTACTAATTTCTCATCTGCAACTGTAATATACGTGGTGACATAAACAAATGGCAATACTAGCATTTCCAACCCCGACTATATTCCGCAATCTGGACACTCCGACTGCGAATACAGACGCAACAACAAAAAGTTATGTAGATGGTAGAGTATCCGCTGCTGGCGGAGTTTCCAATGCAACATTTCAATCGGCATTAGCTAACACTAATGCTGCTATCAGTAATAAATTAAGCAGTTCTAATCCTACTATTGGTGGAACTCTTACTGTAGTTGGAGATACATCATTAACCAAATTAGTTTTAAGCACAGCATTAGGAACTTCATATGGCGGCACTGGATTATCAACAGTAACAGTTAATGGTATATTATTTGGCGCTAATAGTTCTGCATTGAGTTATCTTACAGGAACTTCTGGACAATTGCTGCAAGTAGGCAGTGATGGTATTCCTAAATTCGATAAATTAGATGGCGGAGATTACACGTGAGTAAAGAGCAAGAAGCATTAGAAGAATACATGCAGCAACAGCAAAAAAGGATAAATGAGCTAACTCAGGCGATGGTATTATTACAAACTAGAAATGCTATATTAGAAAAAGAATTAATTACTGCAAGAGGTTATGTAATGAGACCACAAGGTCCAATTCGGGACTCGATTGCTTATGTAAAGACACAAGAAACTGATACTCGGGTGCCACCTCCACCTAAAAAACAATCAATAACCAAATTTACAACAAGTCAACAAAAATTAGAAAAACCAGCTGTTCCTAAGGAACCAAAAGTTTCAATTGATTCTTTTTCAATTAAAAAATAGTATAAATAGCTGATAAAATAACAAGAATAAAGGGCATCTATCATGACAGCACCAGTTAACGGATCCATAATTAAGATTAGACGTAGCACTACTGCGGGAGCTGTTCCGAGTTCTCTTTATGCTGGTGAATTGGCTATCAACACGAATGATAGAAAACTATATTCATCTGATGGAGCTACAGTATTTGCTGTTTCTGCACAACCAGCATTAGCAAATACTAATGCGTTTATCAAGTCTCAGTTAGCGAATACGAATGCATATATCGCAACTAGAGCATCTTGGACTGCTCTTACTTCTACTAATACAGCTATTAGACTCGTTATGGCTCAGAATTTGGCCAATACGAATGCTTATATTTCTAGTGCTGTTGGAGCTGGTGTTACTTCTTATTTACAAGTCGCTAATGCTGTTGCTATTTATGCTACAAAAGCAACAGTCGCTTCAAACTTAGCAAATACCAATTCATATATTTCAACTGTTAGCACTCGTGAACGTTCTGCTCTTGCTAATACAAATATATTTATTGCAACAAAGCTAAACACAACTACATTTAATTCTGCTCTTGCTAATACGAATTCATATATTTCTACTCAAGCTGGTAGAATTACACTTGTTAATACTAATTTAACAGCAACTAATACAGCTATCAGATTGTTAGTTTCTGATAGACTGCAAGTTGCTAATGCTGTTGCTACTTATGCTACAAAAGCAACAGTCGCTTCGAACTTAGCAAATACAAACGCTTACATTGCGTCCAAATTAGATTCATCTGCCGCATCATCTACATATCAAACGATCGCTGTAGAACGTGCTGCTCTTGCTAATACTAATGCTTATATTGGAACAAAATTAAATACGACTACATTTAATTCTGCTCTCGCTAATACTAATGCGTTTATTAAGACACAACTTGCTAATACAAACAGTTATATTGCAACAAAATTAAATACAACTACATTTAATTCTGCTCTTGCTAATACGAATTCGTTTATTGGCACTAAGATATCTAATAATGTAACGACTACGTTACAAACGCAGCATATAATTCCTTCTGCAGATATCACATATAGTTTAGGTTCTCCAACAAACCGATTTAAAGATTTGTATCTTTCTGGTAGCACGATTGTATTGGGTAATACTCAACTTAGATCTACTACTGGTGGTTCGTTAGCAATTAGGGGAACAGATAATATTTCACGAATCCTCGTTTCCAATTCTTATGTAACTAGCACATTCATTGCTAATACTACTGCTCGTTTATTGATTAATGATAGGTTACAGGTTGCTAATGCTGCTGCAACGTATCAGACAAAAGCTGTAGAACGTGCCGCTCTTGCTAACACCAATTCATACATCGCAACTAGAGCATCTTGGTCTGCATTAACATCTACCAATACAGCTATTAGAACTCTTGTTTCCGATAGGTTACAAGTTGCTAATGCTGCAAGTATATACGCTACAAAGATAAATCCTACCACATCTGGAATTTTAGCGCATACAGGTCGTGCTACAATTTCTACCAACTTGACAGTTTCTGGTAATACAACGATAAGTCAGAATTTGAAAGTTGATGGTAATTTAGATGTTAACGGAACATTAACCTACATCAATACACAAACTATCGCTCTTGGCGATAATATGATTAAAGTCGCCAATAATAATACTGGTGATAGTATTGATATGGGTATGTATCAGAAGTATGTTTCTAGCGGCATGAAATATACTGGTGTGATCCGCGATGCGACCGATGGAGTTTACAAATTCTTTTATGGTTTATCTACAGAACCAGATCAAACGATTGACTTCACCACAACTACAATGGCAACCATACAGGCAGTAATAGATGGCGGCACATACTAGATAGTATATAATATTTGAATACATTCGGAGAGACTGAAAAGTTTCTCTCCGAATTCCTACATAGGAGAATAGTTTTAATATGGCTTCAACCATAAAGATCAAGCGCAGCTCTGTTCCGAACAAAGTTCCTACTACATCGGATATCAATGCTGGTGAATTAGCACTTAATTTATACGATCGCAAACTCTATTCTTCTACTGGCTCTGCTGTATTTGAAATTGGAAATAGTGGTTCTAACGGAAGTATCTTAGGTTCTTATAGCACTACTGCTCTCGGTGATTTAACTAGAAATTCTAATGTTGTTACCAGCGTAACATATACGCCAGCAAATCGGTATTTACAAGTTGCTAATGCCGTTGTTACTTATGCTACAAAAATATCACCGACCACATCTGGAATTTTAGCGCACACAGGTCGCGCTACAATTTCTACCAACTTAACAGTTTCAGGAAATACTGTTGTTTCTGGTTTAGTTGCTAATGGTTCATTAGGAACAGCTGGTCACTATCTACGAACAAATGGAACGACCACTTATTGGTCTCCTGCAGCTGCTGGTTCTTCTGGAGCTTCATGGGCTGCTCTCACTTCTACTAATACCGCTATCAGATTATTAGTTTCTGATAGATTGCAAGTCGCTAATGCTGCTGCCATATATCAAACAAAATCCGTTGAGCGAGCGGCACTTGCTAATACTAATTCTAGAATTACATTAGTCAATACTAATTTAACTGGAACAAACACTGCTATCAGAACTCTTGTTTCCGATAGATTACAAGTTGCTAATGCATCGGCAACATATCAAACGAAAACTATAGAACGTGCCGCTTTAGCAAATACAAATGCGTTTATTAAGTCTCAGCTAGCAAATACGAATTTACGTGTTAATCTGATTAACACTAATTTAACAGCAACAAACACTGCTATACGATTATTAGCTTCTGATAGATTACAGGTAGCGAATGCTGTTGCTACTTATCAAACTAAAACAGTAGAAAGAGCAGCGCTCGCAAATACTAATTCTAGAATTACATTAGTCAACACTAATTTAACTGGAACTAATACAGCTATCAGAACTCTTGTTTCTGATAGATTACAGGTAGCGAATGCTGTTGCTACTTACGCTACAAAAGTATCACCAACAACTTCTGGAGTGTTAGCTCATACAGGTCGTGCTACAATTTCTACCAACTTAACAGTTTCAGGGAATACTGTTATTGGTAGATTAGTTGCTAATGGTTCATTAGGAACTTCTAATTACGTTCTTAAGACTAACGGCACTACTGTATTTTGGGGAGCAGCTTCAACTCCCGCATACGTAACGCAAAGTCTTGGAAGTTTAACTAGATCAAGTAATGTTGTTACAAGTATAACATCCCTTGCAGATGGAGTAGCTATTGCTCCTTCTAATTTATATTTACAAGTTGCAAATGCTGTTTCTACTTATGCGACTAAAGCGTCTATGGCAATAAAGACATTTAACATCACAGGCAGTTTTAGTGGTCCGGTATCTGGAACATTCAGATATGTTCCATTATCATCTGTGACTATAACTAAGGTTCAATTGACAAATCAAAGCGCAGTTACAGGAGATCTCGTAATAGGATTAAATAAAAACGGTTCTCAATTAACCACATATACATTGTCTAGCGGAAATTACACACAAACATATACTGGGCAAAATTATGCAATTACGTCTAGTGATTATATAACTGTTGATGTAGTTTCTGGAAGTGGAGCAAATTTTAGTTTAGTTTTAGCAGCCTAAATAGTAAGATTGAAATTATAGATAAGGAAAACATAAAATGACAGTTACCAATACCGCATGTTATAAAGTAGATATTTTAAATGAATTGACAGTGAATCATAGACTAATTACAATTAATGGTGGATTTTACATCGGCGTGAGTAAAGAGCAGGATCATTTATCTGATAAGTATATATCAAGACCAAGCACTGAATAATTAACTTTCTGGAATTTTAAATGGCTAAAATTGCAAACGTAGCACCGT